TCTTCCAGTCCTGCACGGATCTCTTCTTTTGTCTCTTTGAACTTCTCTTTCAGATTATCCAGGGCTTCTTTTGTGGTTTTGGTCGATGCTGTGACTTCCTGAGCCGTTATAACATTTTCCTTGGATGCTTTCGTATTCGCTTCTGTTTCATCGGTCAACAGTCCCATAGATTTCGCTGTCTGCTCCATCTCTTTTCCCAGCTGGTCCTGCTCATCCTGTGCATCTTTGATATAACCGTTATACTGGTCGATGTTTTTATTGCTTTCACGGATATTTTCACGGAGGAGTGCTTCTTCTGTGTTAAGTTCGCCAAGTCTTGCCCCGGCTGTACCGGTCAGGTCTTCGTTATCTGTCAGCAGTTTATTTCTCTCTTCCTCGATCTGTTTCAGCCGTTCTTCCGCTTTCACTTTTTCTGTCATCGCAGAAGTCAGGTTCTGATTTGCCTGTGCGATCCGCTCGGCAACATCGCTCATCTGTTCACCATACGCATCACTGATCGCACTCTGCTTCATGGAATCAATATAGCTGTCCACCGTACCTTTCAGTATGTTCAGCTTTCCGGTCTGTTCATCAAATGCAAGATTCAGTCCCGGTATCGCTTCGTTCAGCTGGTCGATATATGCCATAATCTCTGTCTTACTGCTGCCAAGAGCATCCCCACTTTCTGCCAGGGCATATACTTTATCTGCCATGACCTGCAGGGATTCACTCTCGGTTACTGCACTGTTCTTTGTCTCCTCAAAGGCTTCCCGGCTTTCATCACTCGCTTTTTTCAGATCCTTATATTCCTGTGTAAGCTGTTTTACTTTTCCGGCCTGTTCTTCACTTTCCGTCTTGATATCATCGGACGTTGCCCATAATGCAACCAGTGCAGCCGCCGCTACGCCTGCTTCTGACGCAAAAAGTACCATCGGATTCGCATTCATCACGGCATTTAACGCCGTGTTTGCAACGGTCTGTATCTTTGTCGCAACGGTCATTCCCTCCAGAGAAGTAATATATGCTGTAGCAGAAAGTATCGCCGAACGGAATGCTTCGTTCTGTAGTACTTTCCATACTCCGATTGCCGTGCCAAGTCCCACAATCCCGCTTTCAATCGGCACCAGATTCTCAGAAACCATTTTCAGCCCACTTTTTGCATACGGAAGCAGGTTCTTGATCTGATCCCCGATCTGCATCTGTATCGACCGGCTAATCTCCGTGATCTGGCTGTTGATGTCATCATATTTTACATTTTTGATGCTTTCCATCGTCCCCTTGACCGTATCAAAGGTATTTCCGACACTGGTTAAAGACTGAACAAACTTAAGGTTTGAATCTTCTCCCATGGTTCCGAATGCGGTAGCTGCCATGGTCAGGGCTTCCTGCTCGTTGGTACAGTTCCGGATATCCTGCACAATCGAATCAATGACCTGTTTTTGCGTTCCGCTTCCATTTTGCCATGCAAGAAAAGCATTCTGTGTCTCTGTGCCAAAGCTTGACAACGCTCCTTCTATCGTGCCATCTGCCAGGCGATTCGTAACCTCGTTGATCGCATCGTTGACTTTATCTAGGTTGTAAGCTCCGTTCGAACTGCCGTTTTTCAGCAGCTGGAAGTATTCCGATGCAGAATACCCTGCCTGTGCAAAATTTCCGGCATACTCCGAAACATTGTCCCCCAGCTCATCCGTATAGTTCAGGCCTTCTTTTGCTCCCTTGCCGATTATGTCAAATGCTTCTACTGCCGTCAGGTTGAACTGATACATCAGATTCTTAGCACCACGGATGTTTTCGTCCATATCCATGTCGAATGTATCACGCAATGTGATTGCACTTTCTGTCACGTTCTGAAGATCCGCTTTATTCAGTTCCCCGATGTTCTGCACCATCTTCTGCATCGTCTCTGCAATATCATCGAGTCCGTCACCATAATTGTCCGAATAGACATCTTTCAGTGTCTCCTTGTAATCCTGCAAAGCTTTTCCGGCAAGGTTCGTACTGGCTTCGATCTGGTTTTCTGCTTTTTTCAGTTCCGTGGCACTCTCATATGCTCCGGAACCGATTTCCGAAAGAACATCCTGAATTGTCTCCGCAACCTTGACCGTAAAATTCGCCCGGACCATATCACCAAAAGTGTCCGTTGCTTCTTCTGCCTGCTGCATGGCATTACCAAACCGGTCAATACTCTGTGCACAGTGATCCGTTGCTTCCTGTGCTTCCTGAAGATATGCGGCATTCCTGTTGACCGCAGAAGTCGCCTTGATCACCTGTGCTTCTGCCGTGTTCAGTTTCGTCTGCCATTCCTGGACTTTGTTTCCGGCTTTGTCATATTGTTCATTGCCTTTGCTGATCCCGGCTTCCAGCTCCGCCACAACACGTTCCTGCTTTTTTGCCTCATCTGATGTCTCGCCGTAAATCTTCTTTACTTCCTCCAGCTTCTCCCTTTCCTGATCAAACTGTTGAAGTGTTTTTTCCAGTGTCTCTCCGAGACGTTCCCTCTGAGCTTTCGCATTTTCCAGTGCCGTCTTTGTCGCTTCTGATTTTTTCTTATGCTCATCCAGCAACCGGTTCAGCACTTCCTGCTTTCTGCTCAGGGCTTCCATGCTGTTTGCATTTCCCTCGTATTGTGCACTGACAAGCTTCAGTTCCGAGTCCAGTGTCCGGATAGACTTATTGATCCCCGTCACTGCATCGCGGAACTCCTTATCATTTTCAAGCCTGATACTTGCACCAATGTCAAATGTTTTTCCGTCTGCCATTTTGTTTCCTCCACGCAAAAAGCATCCGATCATTTTCGGATGCTTTTTACTTACACACTATATATTTGATTCTTATTTCCTTTTTCTTCTCATAATTCTAAATAATGGGAAGATCAGGACAATATACAAAGCGACCATAACCAGCAGAAACATAAATCCCATAGAAACCAAAAGTGCTATCCCGGATACAATCATTGCCACCACAAAGCCAACCAGCCGGTTCTCTGTGCCGATCTGTTTTAACTTCTGATCATCCATATCCGGATGGTCGATCTTCTGATTTACCGTGTTCCAGTCTGCCAGCTTCTGAAAAAAGTACATTGGCAGAAAAATAATCGCTGCTGCCAGAACCAGTCTCCCAATATCAAGATCCATATTACATTCCCCTTCCTTTTCTCCTGTGTCGGATATCTCCTTACTTTTATATAGATTATACGATTTCATATATACAAAAGTCAAGCGGTATCGAAAGGACCGGCCAGGTTTTCACTCAGAAAACCTGGTCCACGGTCAGTTCCTGCTCCTTTAAACCGTTCGCTTCCAGATATTCGTTGTAGATCAGGAAGAACTTGCGAAGCGTCATATCAAACACTTCCTGCTGGGAGAAATTCAGCTGCTTGCATCCAATATATAAAAGGCGGGCGACATTTATCCTGTCTGCCCGCTCGTCACGTTTGGGGATTCGAATTCATCCGGCTCCGGAAGTGAAAGCCCATATGCCCTGAATACTGCAAGCAATATTTCCGAAATGTCTTCCTGTGTGATCAGCCATCCGACTTCCTGCTCCGTATAATGTTTCAGTTCATAGCCTTCCCTTTTCTTCCGGTCTGCCTCATCATTTAACAGGATCGTGACTACCGTACGCAGTACTTTTACCGCCTCACGCTTATCTGTCAGCATTCCTACTACTTCATCCAGTGTCATATCATAATGATCCTGGATTTCCGCAATCGCATTGATACTCAGGAGAAGATACCTTGTTTCTCCCCCGAATACCAGCAATTCCCCTTTTGGATTCATATCACTCATGTCATGCCCCGATTCCGGCTTTTTTGTTCAGCCATTCTACCGCTTTGGTTTCGTCCGTAAACTCTGCCTGTTCCTTCCAGCTTCCGTCACTCATCTGAAATACCGTTCCTTCAATGGTCGGTGTCTGGAACGTCACCGTCTCTCCTTTGGTATCTGTTTCATCGTTCGGCTCAGAAAACTGTGTTTTTTTCAGCCATTTTGCAAGGAACGAGTCTTTATTGTTCCGTCTTACGCGTCCATAGAATCCGACACCATGATACGGTGCAATATCATCCGCCGATGCAACAACGGTCTCCGGCTCGTTTCCCTCGCTGTTTGCTGCTTTATACTCATGACCAAGCAGATCCGCATATACTTTCTGTGTCAGGTCATCCACGTTCAGGGAAATATTTCCATCCTTAAAGCTTTTATCGGATTCAGATACTCCATCATCCGCATATAACTTTACATCATTGCTGTTTGCAGTGATATTCGCTTTGATCGCCTTCGCAACTACAAATCCTTGTGCGTATGTAGTTCCGTCTTCATTCAGTTTTGCTGCTACCAAATATTTTAATCCAATTTTTGCCATGTTTCATCCTCCATGTCTTCTGTCATATTACACGATAAGATCACGTGTATACTTCCTGTTTCTTTTTCAAATAATGTCACTGCGTCACGCACTGCAAAACCTGCTTCCAGGAGCAGGGCACGCAGTCTTCTCTTCATACCCCGGAAATCATAACCTTCCGGGGCGAACAGATGAACCTGCCACCAGATTGACACCGCCTGCGGCCTGTCATCTGCATGGGCGATGCTGCGTTCATCTTCTTCGTTGTACACCAGGTACGCTTCTTTGGTTCCCCGGTATTCCTGGTACTTTGCCGGAAGTCCGGTCTGCTCCAGGGTTTTCTTTAACAGCTCATCTGACTTCACAAGCTCATCTCCCTCGTAAATACTTCCTGCATCTTCCGAATCACATCCGGTCTTGCATTTAACACAGCTGTTGTCAGAACCGGAGTCGCCGGTCTTCCCCGGACACCATATTCCAGGTACACCAGCTTTTCCATATTCCGAACGTTTCTTCCGGATGCTTTCCCGGTCGGCCGGACAACCACACGATAACCATCTGCACTTTTCGTTACTTTTGTTGGTTTAATGGACGCTGCCATCTCACCGGTATCTCTGTGCTTTTCTGCCTGGCTGACAACTTCCTCCTGAAGGATCGGCACCGCTTCTTCCAGCATTTTTGGTGCGACCTCATCCGTCCTTCCAAGCCGGTCAAGCTGCATCATAAGGTCATCAAATCCATGTAACTCAAACTGTGCCATATCATCTTCCTCTCTGCCGGATCTTCTGCAGGGATATATCCATAGACTTCGGTCTGCAATCTGCGATCGTCTGCACCTGCCGGATCTTATACGTCTGCCCTGCTATAACGGCATAATGTCCTGTGGTGATATCTTCCCGGAATGGTACACGGATCAGGCGGTCAATCTGCATTTTTGCCGTCATTGCTTCATAATACCGCCTGACACCGACCGTGCGTTCCTGATAACGGAGTCGCTCCACTTCTTTTTCTGGTCTGCCATCTTCATCTATTTCATGAAAATGGCAGATGCCGTCATTATAGGTCTGGAAATCACTCTTGTCGTTCTGCATACTCACCTGTCTGCACCCCGATTCTCAGCATGATCAATTCCGCTCTGAAATTCTGTTCAAACAGCTCCAGTGCATTATTCCTTGCATACCTGCAGTAATCCAAGAGCAGGGATTTTGCCGTAGAATCTGTATCATAATCCTGCGGCGTTCCGGCTACCCTGTCCAAATAGTCTGCACCACGCCTGATAATGCCAAGGAGCTTTACATCGGTATCATTGTCTTCATACGTGATATCAAGATAATTCCTGGTATCCTGCAACATTTTCTCGACTTTCATAAATTACGCTTTCGCCTTTGTGTTCACCGGATTGTCCACCGTGTTTGTGATCTCCACTTTCATCGGTGCCGGCTGCAGGTTCGATACATCCAGATACTGGAATGCATTGTTATCTTTCGGACGGCCCATTCCGTAAAGTTTTGTGATGTATACACGGTTATCTTCCAGGAACTGGTATTCGTCAGAATACTCGATCATGCCGGAATCACCTGCTGCAACACCCATAAAATACTTTTTGGCAATACCCATAATGGCTTCCCCTTCATCCAGTGCGGCAGACTGTACTACTTTGGTCGGATATGGGAAGATGTTGTTCTTATAGGTTCCGTCTGTGGCACGTACTGTAGAAGACGGAACCACACGCTGGATGTAATCTACCGGATTGACCACCAGCATGACTTCCGGAACGGTACGGTAACCGCCAACGCTGTCCGGCTTCTTTGCCAGCGGTGCTACCGCTGCACAATATTCTTTCGGTTCCAGCGTTTTCAATGACACTTTTGCTTTATCTGCGTACACGCCCTGCGTCACCGCACCGTCCAGGTTTTTGCACATGCCGATCGGCTGGTCTTTTCCTGTCCCTTTCAGGATGCCTTTTTCCAGACCGGCTGAAGATGCTTCTGAAAGAATGATCCTCACATAATTATCCAGCCACTCCGGTCCAAGTCCACGGACGAACATATCTTTCGGCACCGGGATAAATGCGGTCAGCTTTGCCAGTGTCATGTTCAGCAGGTCAATCTTTCCTGCAAGTTCTGTGCTGATCGCAGAATTTAACGCTCCCCAGGTTGCGAGGTCGATATTGTCCGCATTAATGATCATCTTCACTGCTCCCTGGCAGTTGATAAAGTCAATCTCTGACAGCAGTTCATGGGATTCACGCATATCATCGATCACTTCATCAATGATCGTTTCCGGCATTGCTTTGTTAATGTCGATCAATGCTTGCTTTGGATTTGCAGATTTTGCCGCATCAATCCATGCCTGGTAAAATGTTTTCTCTTCCCCTGTCAGCTGTCTGATTCCGCGTGATGCAAGGATCGTAGCATCCTTGCTCTGACGCAGGTCTCCGTATTCTTCCATGATACGTTCCTGTACACCTGTCGCAAACACCGCAGGGAGCAGTGAAGATGACCGCAAAGGCTTCTGCCATCGCATCCTCATCATCTTCCTTCAGTGCCTGGGAAAGTGCCTGCATCAGTTCTTTGTTTTCTTCTTTCAACAGATCTTTGTTTTTCATCCTATTCCTCCTTGTTAAATGCATCAAAAAAAGCACTCAGCATTTTGAGTACTTTCTGTTCTTTGCCCTGTTCTGTTCCCGGTGTTCCTTCTGGATTTCCCGGAAATGGCTCTTTCTTTTTCGCCGGCGAAAACTGTTTCATCTCCTCACGGAAGCTTTTCATCGCCGACAGTTCCTGCCGCAGGTGCCGGATTTCTTCTGCTGCCTGCTGGTTTAATTTATTCTGGTCTGCCTGATACTCTGCGATCTCATCACAGAAACCATATTCCAGGCACTGCTGCGGTGTCAGGAATGTTTCATTGTCCATCATCTCGGTCAGCTGTTCTTCTGTCAGGTTCTTGGCTCGTTCCATGTAGATCTTGCGGTTGGATTCCATCAGAACGTCCAGATCATCTGCACATTTCCGCAGCGTCTGTGCATCGCCGTATACGGACATCGCCATATTGTGGATCAGCATCGATGTGCCAAGCCCCATAACGATCTTGTCGCATGCCATACAGATAACGCTTGCGATCGAATACGCAAAGCCATCCACATAGCAGACCTTTTCCGCATTGTGCTGTTTCAGCAAGTTGTAGATCGCAATCCCTTCTTTCACGCTTCCGCCATTGCTGTTGACATGAAGCTCGATCGTAGACGTTTCCGGAATCGCCGCCAGCTGCTCCCGGAAATAATTGGCACTGGTCTCGCTGTCATCATATTCCCAGGTCTCCCAGTTAAAATTTCCGTAAGCCGTCACATCATCGTAAACATAGAGTTTGACCACTCCCTGCCCCGCCATCTGTTCAAAACGGTACTTTGTCTTCTTTCTCACCCTGTGTCACCTCCTTTCATATCCGAAACCTCGGATAATTCCGTATAATTTTTTGTAATAAAGTGCATCTGGCTTTCCTCTGTTCCCAGTTCTGCATCTCCAAGTTTCTGACGCAGTTCATCAACGCAGTACATACCGCTTGCGATCAGCTTGTCAATTTTCTCGGCAATGTCAAAGATATCGATATGCATAACGGCCGTGGTGTCGATCTTCAGATAGTTCCCTTTCTGGATTTCCTTCCTGCCGTACCGCTTCCGATTGATCTCTTTCTGTATCATCTCGCACAGCGGATCAATACAGAACGTAAGAAAGTTCCTTGTGATCTTCTCCACATCCGACACATCGCCTTTCAGCAGGGACACCGGTATGGAAAACGCCCGTGCTACCGTTTCTACGATCTCATCAAGAATATCTGTGATATCCTTAACCTCTGAAGTAGATTTTTTACTCTGTTCTGCTGCCTGTTTTGTATAATTAAACCCGTCAAACAACGGAAGAACTGCACTCCTGCTGTTGAAAAATGTCTTAAAACGGTTGTTCATCAGGTCTTCAAAGACTTCTTCAAAGCTCCGTTCTCCATACTTTTTACCGCTTGCGATCGCATCGATCTTCAATGTTCCTTTCTCTCCGCCTGCTTTTTCGTATTTATCCACTGCTTCATTCAACAGTTCATCATATCCCGCACACAGATTTGACAGAAGGCTTCGGATATTTTTGTTGCTCAGGCGGAAATACATCACTTCGGACATTCGGAATGTCCTATCGAACGTCAGTCCTTTCCGGTACACATGGCTGAACACGGTTTCTCTTAATGCATATTCTTCTTTCACAAACCCTTCTGCAATCATAAGCTGCCCCTTGGACTCTATCACCAGACATTCGTTGTTGTATAACAGCTTCGCCACCAGCTCCTGCAGGAACTGACTTGCATTCTGGTTCAGATTTGGTTCAAAATTCCATGCATAATATTCTTCCCCACTGTTTTCTTTTCCTCCGGAATAGGTTTTAAATTCACACTTCGAAATACAGTTTGCGATCAGATTGATCGCCGCATGGATCGTAAACTCTTCCATGACAAGCTTCGCCATCTTCTCCTGATCCACGTATTTCTGAAGCGTTTCCATAGAAACTTCAACGCTTTTTCCTCCAAGCGTTTTACCTTTCAGCCAGCTCCAGAACCCCATTTTCCCACCTCCTCTCAATAGGTGTATACGCCAAAGTCAATCTCTTTATAGTCAATTTCTTCCGGTATTTCATCCAAGATCACGATCGTGTTGACAAATGCCATAAAGCCATCTGTCTTCCGGTAATTCGGCTCGATCTTTCCATACGTGATATTGCCGTTGCTGTCCATCTGCTTTTTCGTGTTGTTGGTATACCACCGCATGATCGGCGTATCTCCAAACACGATGTTATGGTTGATAAACAAAGAATTGATGATCGGTGCTGCCTGCATGATATGGCTCCGGGAATCAAGGCACCGCTTCAGGAATGGTGCGACATCAAACCCAATCTTCTTAAACTCGGAATTGAGCAGTGAGTAACGGAAGTTATCGATCGCAATCTTCAGGATGTTATACGTCTGCCCCATCTTCTCAAACCATCCGGTCACCAGATGCGGCGAAATCTCCACATCATCCACCATCTCAGCGTCTCCTTTTTCGCACCATTCCTGAAGCGGTGCCTTGATTCCCGGAAGATCTCGGGAATTCCGGCAGATAAAGGTATGCTGGATATAATACACTTTGCCCTTCACATGGAATGTCAGGCCGCAGACCACAAAGTCGTTCGTCTTGGCGTAATCCACGCCTCCTACACAGTTCCTTCCTGTCAGGTCAGGTATTTCCTGGCTTGTGGCTGCCTTGATGTCTTCCCATGTGGCAACTTCCACTTCTTTATTGCCGATCGGATAGTTGCACCGCTTTGCCATATACTCCGGGTAGTAATCCATGTTATATGGCATGTCGATGATCTCCTTCTGTATCGTAGTCCGAAGACTTGGGAAATCATTCAGACTCGGGATCGCCTTGACCAGCTTATCAATCTGGTTCCATTCCTCTTCTTTCTCGATACGGCACCAGAATACCAGTGTACGGTTCAGCGGATTATATTCTTTCAGGATTGCCCGGTTCTGTTCCTTTTCCTGATCCAGCACCGCTCCCCTGATGTGCCCGTCCGTTGTGATCGTGATGATACGGCCGTGCCAGACTTTTCCAAGTCCGGATTTCAGCGTGTTCATGTTCTGCACATCCGTGTATTCGTGTTTCTCATCGAAAATGATACAGCCAGTACGTTTACTGTCCTTGCCACGCTTCGAAGAAGTGTTGTAACGCAGTTCTGACTTTGTATCCCTTCCTGTAATCAGTTCCCTGGTAGCATGATAATTCTTCTTCAGGACGGTTTTATACTTTGCTTCCACCGGATCTGTGATCACCTCATAAACATCTTTGAACGATGTTTTCGCCTGGTCCTCTGCATTTGCCATCAGGTCAATGTTATAACCGCGTATCCCGTGATACGGTGATAAAAAATAAAAGCACAGGAAAGAGATAAAACCATTCTTTCCGCTTCCGCGTCCTACCATTACGCGGATTTCATTGAAAACGATATCGCCGTCTGTAAAATACACTCCGACGATCAGGGCAAACAAAAAAACCTCCCATTCAATCAGACGATATGGGAAGTACTTCTGCAGGGATAATCCTTTTTCTATTTTTTCGTTATCGATAATGACATCTTCACGTTCCAGCACAGGGATTACAAGATTGTCGATCATAAGCTCCTGTTCCTGGCAATGCAGAACCTCATTGTTTTTGATCTTACGCAGATAAGGGTCAATATATGGGCTATAGCTCCTCATCGTCCTCACCGCCCGTCAGGTTCACATCCTGTGGCTTCAATCCCAGGAAGCGTAAGATGTTACGCATCTCGGATGAGATCCGGCGTTTTTCGGCTGTGGCATCCGTGTATACCTTTAGGGAACAGTTTCCGGACGATTTCAGTGCAATAAGTGTCTCATTAATCCACGATAAATCATCGTAAAATGACATATATTCATCTACCTTATCCTGTAAAAATTTTTCAGACAGCTTATTCGAAACCAGTGCATTTTTCAGGCTTTCCAGCGTTTTTCGTCTCTGTGCCGCCTCGCTCTTTTTCCTTGCCATTTTGCCTTCACCACCAAACTTTTTCAGTTTTTTCAAAATTTCTCCGGATACGAGCCCCCTCCCCGGTCACCGGTTCCCCAGAGTTTTTTCATTTTTTTCGGCCGGGGGGGATGCCCTGCCACCGCTCTTTCTACCATCGCTCCTCATTGATAAACCTGCGTTTCTTATGATGCTCCTCATAATGGCACCGTTCACAGATCGGTTCTAGGTTCTCATCCTCCAGTGCCAGCTCCGGATGTTCCCGCAGATACTTCTTATGGTGCACGGTTCTTGCCCTTACGACAAGCCCTTTCCTTTTACACCTTTCGCAATCATAATGGTTTTCACGCAGTATCTGTGCCTGTTTCTTTCGCCAGACCAGTGATGCATAGAATCTGTGTACATCATTTTCCCGAATCAGCTGCGTGATCCAGTCCAACATCTCTTTCTCCATATACACCACCCCCGAACGTGAATAAGCACCTGCATCTGTATGCAAGTGCTTACCACAATGAAAAGGAATTAATATGATTATTCAGCAGCGGCAACTCCGCCTTTGGCTTCCATTGTATTATAAAACGAATAATCCGAATAAAACGAACTTTTTTTATTTTATCTTCATTTTTTTCAGGTATGCATCCCTTATAATCAGCCGCGGATAATCCGGGCTTTTGCTGTGTCCGGTCTTGCTTGCAATCCGCTCCCAGGTCATCCCATCCACGTAGAACATCCGGAACACACATCTTGTCTGTCCGTCCTCTATTGCCTCGATCCATTCACGGATTGCTCTGGCTTCCTCTTTCTTCCGCTGCAAAGATTCTTTCCGCCGATTGTATCGCTCATGATCAAAACCCACGACACTTTCCGGTTTCTTCGATCCATTCTTTCCGTTAATGATCACACTGTTCCCCATGCCTTTATCTGTCAGCCACAGCTCCCTAAGCTCGCATTCCAGTATCGGAATCTCCTGCACCAGTTTCCGATACCCGTCAAGTTTTGCCCTTGTCATTTCCACCGGCATCGCCTCCCCTCATGCATTTCCTTGCTACTGTATTGTCTCGTACAGGTTCTTTTTCTTGTTGTACATTACTGCCACAGGCTGGCCACAGTCAACACAGCGTACATCGAATGCCTTTTCTGTCATGTTTGTCCAGTATGCTGCTTTTCTTCCACATTCACAGTTTGTATACAGCCGTACCAGGTCTTTCAGCTCTGTTCGTTCCCCACAATTTTTGCATTCGTGATATTTTATCCCGTGCTTACTGCAATACGTTTTTTCCTTTCCACAGTGCTGGCACTTAATGTGCAGGAAACCACTATAACCATCATTTTCTTTCCCTATCGGCTCGGGTTCTGTGACCGGATCCACAAAATACTTGTCCTCCATGTACTCTTCCGGTTCTTTCATAGCATCTGGCTTTTCTTCTGTTTTCCCCTCGTTTTCCGCCTCGTATGCAGGGATTTCCGGGATAACAGCCGCCTCTGTTCCCGGAACGGCCAACTGTCCGGTATATCCGAACAGTTGAATGACAAGCTCCTTGAACAGCTTCTCGCTTTCCTCCGCCCCCATTTTTGCTGTGTATGTATGTTTCTCTGTTTTGATCGTGATCACGGCTCTTCCTCCTGTTTTCTTTCATGTACTTCGTTATCTGCCTTATAGTATTCCCTGCCGGTCCGTCTGTCCCTCAGAGCGGCAATCTCGAACCCGCTCAGGCCTGCTGCCAGTTCCAGCTGTTCATATACCTGTTTCACATAGTGAGGGATCCGCTGTGAATAGGTCGGCTCATGGAATCTTCTGGCTGCATCAGCATCAACACTCTGCTCCAGATGATCATAATGTGCTTTACGTTTTACATTTTTTTTCTGCTGCTTTCATCGCTCATCTTCCCGCCCCTTTCATGAACGCCTCAACCATGGCTTTTTTCCAGCTTCTTTCGTATTGTCCACAGCAGTATGTGTTCACTGTAACATCTCTGAACTCTTCACTCTTCGGGCACACACAGATCCCTCTGCTGTCGTGGTATCTGCATGTGTTACAGTTCTTGTCATTTCCCATCTTCTTCATCCTCCCTGTATGGTTCTGGCAGCGGCATCCAGGCATTGACGAACAGGTCATTTGCCAGACAGGTATATTCATCAATCCAATTAGCTAAATACCAGTTACCGCCTGTTTCTTTATTTCCTACATAATACCCAGTAGACACAAGGGGGAATTTTTCAAACGACATCAGCACATAATCACCATTTTCCGGCAATCTCTCTGTCACCGGATTCCATCCGGACTCGCTAACCGTATGGGATTCCAGACGGTTTCCTTTTGTATCTTCAAGCACATTGCCGATCACACTTACTTTTTCGTACCAGTAGCCAAGATCTTTTCTGTAGTTTGTTTCCTCTGGAAAATCAACATAAAATCCTGCTGTATATTTTCCATATCTGACAACAGCCGTATATTCCCCATACTGTACAATGTCATTTTCCCAGATTTTCTTACCATTCTTATCACACAATCCTGTATACTGGCATAATGTTTCCGGGTCGATCTCATACAGTCGCAATTTGTTTGGCAGACCCCAGTCTGTCATTTCGTCCACTGCAATCAGATGATGCAACGGTACAGGATGCCGTTTATAATCTTCCTCGCAACAGTATGTCGTCTCTCTCATACGGCAATAGAATCCCTCTGCCCAGTAATTCGTATCTTTTAATTTTGCCCGGAACAGTATATCTCTCATCCATCCACCTCCACTTTCCGGACCTTGTACCGGACTCCAAAGCCCGGCATCGGTCCCTTTTTCGTTCTTCTGTACCTTTCATTTTTTCCGCGGTATTCCATCACCCTGACGGTATCCTCACTGACTCCCAGCCGCCTTGCTAATGCCGCTGCCGTATCCTCAACGATCAGCGGCAGTTCGTATCCATCCGCAGTCACTGCCAGCCATAAATACCGCTGCTTGCTCATCATGCAAATGGCAGCTCTTCGTCAATACCGTCTGGGATATTCATAAACCCGTCTGCATCCACCGGCATCTGATCTGCTTTCTGCTGCGGTCTGCTGTCTGCTGCCTGTCCTGCTGCCGCTTTGCTTTCTGCAAATTCCTGATCCTCAACCACCACGTCTGTTGTATAGATCTTGTTGCCATCTCGGTTGGTATAGCTCCCGGTCTGGATGTGGCCGGTTATCACTATCTTCAAGCCCTGGCGGAAATACTTCTCTGCAAACTCTGCACTGCAGCCAAATGCCACACAGCTGATAAAGTCAGCACCTGCATCGCCTTCACGCTTGTAGCGTCTGTCCACTGCCAGCGTATAGCGTGCAATTACCGTGTTACTCTCTCCGTTAGAATTACGCATCTCCGGATCTCTGGTCAATCGTCCCATTAAAATTACTTTATTCATCGTTTTCGCTTGTCCCTTCTACAATTTCAATCGCTCTGTCGATTGCAACTTTTTCTCCCATTTCTCCCTCCATACATTCAGCAGTGTATTTACATAACACACAGGAAATCTTGTTCAGTTTCATTCTTTCTTCCTTCCTCCCTATGCTTCTTCTATCCCGATCACGCAGTAGCCATCTACCAGTGCCGACGATGTGCTGCTGTCTTCCAGGTGGTTCACCCTCAGCTGCATCTGCTCTCCTGTCGCCCTGCCCTCTCTGAACTCCATCGCTATGATCGTGCTGCTTTCGCTGATCTCTGTAGACTTCACGATCAGGAAGGTCTGTGTCTTGTTTCTGATCCGGTCGAACGTATCGCAGGACAGCCGGATCGTTTTCTTCTTGTCGTCTGAAGGAAGATGCTGCATCTTCTCTTCCTGCTCTCGCTCTTGCAGCTTTCTCTTTGTTTCTCTGTCGATTGCTGCCTGCTCCTCATCATACCTCTGCTCGTCTGTTTTCTCCGCCTCTGCCTTGTTGACGTACTGATCGCAGTTCTCGCAGGTTCCTGTCTTCACGTTGCAATCTGCGTATCTCTGGCAGGAGTAGCACAACGATGTGATGCTCTCTGGATGCGCCTGCTCCCACTCTTCCTCGTGCTCCGGTTCTTCTTCCTGATCGGACTCTTCTTCGCCCTCTGACTCCTCATAGTCCTTCGGATATTCCATCTGTCCCGGTAACGTGTCAGACTCTGACACCTCTTCCGGCTCTGCCCGCTTCGCTTCTCTGACCTCTTTCCATGTCGGGGCCTCGCCCTCTTCATGTGCCTTCAGCATCTCCTCCTGATCTTCTTTTGACATTCCAGAGAGTTCGTATGCAGCAGAGAACGTCAGCTTGCCTTCTTTCAACTGCTCCACGAACTCCGGCAACAAATTACTGTTGATTCCATCAATCTGTGCCACCTTCGTTCCTGACAGTTTCATGATGTTCGCCACGACATCTCTGATCTTCTTTCCGTCCAGTTTCATTCCCTGAAGTGTCAGTCCGTGTTCTTTCATGTACTGCAAGGACTCTTTCAGCTTCTGTGCTTCTTCAAGCTGATCTTTGATGTTCTTCGTTCTGTATGAGTTCGCAACGATGATTTGCACCATCTCCTCGTGTTCTTCGGCAGGTGTCAGAATCTGACACGTTGCCACCTCGAACTCTGAATACCCTTTTTCGAGCAGAAGGTTCAATGCTCTCCATCTCATTTCACCAGAGATGATTCTGTACTCTCCTTTCTCGCAAGGGTCATATGTAACTGCCATATTCTCAATCAGTCCCACGGCGAGAATGAGGTTCGACAACTCCTCGATATCCTGTCTGGAATAAAAGTTCATGTCATTGCTGTACATCTTTTTCACGCTGATGTCTCTGGTTCTGAACCGTGCCTTCGGTCTTTCTTCCGCTGCTGCTTTGCTGTTCCGGTTGATTGCGTCCATGACGCTCCATCCCGCTGCCATTACTTATCCTCCTTTGTCTCTGTATCTGATGACTTATCCACAATATCCACATTTTCTGCTGGGATAACTATTCTTTCAGTACCACCTGAATCTGTCTCAGTTCCTTCATACTTGCTTTCGCAATGTCCAGATGCTCGTCCGATGCTTCCTCGTCGATGTATTCCTGAATCAGTTCTTTCAGTTTCTCCGGGTCAATCACGATCTTCAGGTGCTTCGTCATTGCTTCTCTGACCAGTTTTGAGCACTGCTTGTCTGTCAGGTCCCTGTTGTTATCTATCTCCTTCAGTGCCTTGTCATACTCCTCTGCATCGAATCCATAGCAGTCCATCAGTTTCTTTGTGAACTTCTCGCTCCGTTTTTTCTCCTGCTCTGCCTCTTTCGCCTTCGCTCTTAACTCATCCAGCGTCTTCAGGCTAATTGTTGCCGTGCCTCTAATTGTTGCCGTGCTTTCCATGCCGTCTGCCTCCTTCCTGCTGTTTCTTGATTCGAACATCATCCTTTATCCCTCCATGTCCTTCAGCAACTCTTCTGCCACTTCTCTGTAATCCTTTGCGACGATTCCGCTCTTTGAGAACTTCGGCAGGGGTACGTGCTCCATTGTTGCCTTCTCTGCCACGATTGAGCGTCTGATTGCCGTCTGGAAGCAATCCTGACCGGATGACGCTTTCAACCACTCCTCAACCTGAAGACTTGTCATGTTCTTCTGACGCATCGTCATGAGCAGCTTCATCCTGATGTCTGGATTGAATCCTCGCAGGTCTTCCAACTGCTCCTCCATGTTCACAATCGCCTCGATCTCGAACCCTCCGACCTTCACCGGAAGAATCACGAGGTCTGCTGCCACCAGAACATTCGTCACTGTCATATCCATCAGGAGTCCGCAGTCTACGATACAATAATCGTATCGGTCCTGAATCTCCTCCATCGCCATCTTGAAACGGAGAATCTGGTTGTCCTGTTCCAAGAGGAGCAGTGTCATGTTCGTTCTCATCAGGAATCCGTTCGTCGGAATGATGCTGATGTTTTCGTATGGTGTCTCGTCAATCAACTGTTCTGTGCTATATGTACCACCGATCGCCCGGTGCTTTTCTAATAACTCCGACATTCCGATGCCCTGCGGCTCGAATCTGCCGTACAACATTGAGATGTTCCCCTGCTGATCTGCATCAGCGATGAGCACTCTCTTTCCGTGCTCTACTCCGAGGATGTATGCCAGCGATGATGCTGTCATCGTCTTTCCGACTCCGCCCTTCTGTGTCATAACTGCAATAATTTTCATGATGTGTGTCCTCCTGTTATCAATTTCAATTTTCTTCGCAAGCGTTCTGCGTGTTCATTCGTCACGAAATATTCTCCGCACGGGATAGCGTATTCACTCCGCCTCACGCTGTCCTGTATCTCGCGTTTTCGTCTTCCCGGCTCTTCGCCCAGCTTTCCAGTTCGTCAATCGCTCTTTTATAGCAAGCGATGTCATCGTCCTCTTTAACTTTGATGATCTGCTTCCGATCGGGACCGTCTCCCTGATAAATTTTGATGAATCCGGGTCTGTTCATGGAGAATCTACTGTGAACACGCAAGTTGTATCTTCTCCCGATAGGTCTGTACACCTCATAGAACTTTCTGACTACCGCTGCATATTCATCCATGCTCTTGTCCTCACTTTTTCTTCAGTGGTGAGATTGTTCCCTCTTTCCAGACGCTGTTATTCGGTTCTTTCATCCACTGCGGAGATAATAACTCGCAATACTCTCGCAGCACCTTCACTGCGTCCTCTGATGTGTAGCAGGTTGCGACGTAGTGTCCGACTGCTGCCATGTCTGTCAGGAACTCTTTCTGTGACTTCTGGTGCTTTCCGTCTCCGAACTTCATCTCGATGTACAGTCCGCAGTAAATTCCTTTCGGGTACGGCAGGCAGAGATCAGAGACACCTGACTTCACTCCCATCTGCTTCAGTTTGACCGCCTCTGCCTTGTTTCTGCTACCTCCGTTTGGTATATGATGCAGCCATTTCAGTTCCGGGTACTGTCTCTCGTTCCAAGCCGCCCATGATGCCACGTTAATTTGCTCCGTGTCCTCGCTTCGCTTTGCGTATCTCAAATTCATTTCTGTTCTGCCTCTCTTTTATCCTGTGCTGCTGCCGCAATCTCTTCCTTGTCCAGATTGGACTCGTTGCTGACCTCAACGCAGAAGATCGGCTGTCCTCCGTCCGTGATTCCGAACATCTTTCCGTCATACTTCTTGTGCTCTTTCGGATTCGCTGCAATGACCAGCACTTCGGATTCTGTGTCGAATCCCTGAAGGTACTCAATCAACTCTTTCGTCTTCATCTCTTCTTCCCTCCTTTCTCCTCCTGCCGTTTTCTCATTCGAGCATATATGTAATACTGGCCGTTCCACTTGTTGTACCTGATCTCTGATTCCGTGTACTCATAACCCTCTGATGCGTACCACTTGTTCAGATGCTCCTGCACCGGAAGCGTACCGTTGACCATCTTGTCCACATGGCTCTGCTTTGTCTTGTAATGATTCTTATGTTTATCCGGTTTCTTCAGGTTCTTCGATGGAGTCCAGATTTTTTGATACTTTCCTTCTTCGGAGTCCTTCCCCTTGCCCTTCGGCTTTGACACATATTTCGCCATCCCCACGAGGCCGTTTTCGTCTTTCTGAAGGCGGCGAACCTGATTCCTCTTTCCGTATGTCCAGAGACTTTCCACTGTGTCCATGTCCATGTCTCCATCGAGTACGATGTGATGATGCCATCTGCCTTTCTCTCCCTGCTCCGTAACGTACACATACCGAGCGTTCGGAAGACCTCTCTTCTTTCTCTGGTAGTTCAGGCGGCGGATGTAGTTCTGCATATGGCTCTTCGCCACTTTCATGCTCGCAGGTGTGTACTCTGCCGAATATGTGAACGTTGCCCACATATCCCCGTCACCGAAATTCTCTTCGATGACTCTCTCACACTGTTTCCTGCTGTTCTTCTCATTCAGGTTCCTCTGTGCCTGTCTGTCCTTCTTCCTTCTGCCCTCCTCTGGAATCTCTTCGGCTCTCTTTCTGGTGAACTCTGGATATATCTCGACTTCCAACTGCTCCCCTGCTTTGATCTCCTTTGTGGCATACACATACTTGATCTTCTTTCCATCCATCATCCTCTTGATGATGTCCTCTTCCAGATTCTCAATCTGCTTCTGATATGCCTCTTCATAGTCATACTCTACATAGACGTTTTTCTTCCTCCGTCTCTTGCTCTGCTCCATCCTGAATCACCTCTGTCACTTCTCTTTATCGTTGAAATGTTACTATCCATTACAAGTCCGCCGAACCGCTTCGGGACGCTTGTTTTGATTGACTTTTCAGGCCGTTCGCAGTACAATAATACCGAGATGTGTGTTGACCTGAACGTCAACGAATTGCCTTCGGAAGCCTGCAAGCAATTCCGAAGGCTTTTTCATTTCATGCACTTCTTTTCTCTTCTCTATCTGTCTTTCTGGTTACTTTTCTGGTTACACTTGTCAATTTCACTTTTGCTGAATCTTCCCTGCTGTTGACGATCATTGCGATTGCAGCGAATACCTTCAGCGCATCCGGTTGTGTTCTTACTGCCATGTTGATTTCTCCTTCATTGCTTTATCACTCTGCACCGATGTAGTTCAGAACTTTCTCGATCATGCAATCGTAAAACGCTTCGATGACATCTCTGACTTCATAATCATCATTGAACTGATCCTGAACATATACCTCATCCCAGTCTCCCTCTATTTCAAGTTGCTCTGCTATCTCCTGATATGTCTCGTGAATCATCTCTCGCGTTTCTGCATTATTCCGTGACAGTTCTTCTCGAAGACGCTTGTCTGCTCTGATTCTTCTTTTCAGCATCGAAGTCTCATCTGTTCTCATTCGTCCTGCCATATTGCGTTCGCCTCCTCTTTGCAGTCTCTTTCCATGTAATAGTCATACAGGAACTCTTTCTGTGCCTTTGTGTACTCTCTGGTGATGTCCCTTGTTGGAATTGCGATTCCCTGCTGCGGATTGTGCAGAAGCACCCATCCTCTTCTGACCAGATAGTCCGCCGCTCCGATAACATCCGGGGAACTTTTCACCATTCCTGATGCGTTGATCTCCACCATCGCCGCAAACCGTTCCTCTTGTGTCAGGTTCTTGTCCAGATAGTCGTTCGCCCATTCCTGATGATTTCCCCACTCTACCGCATGGAAGGTTCCGTCCGGCTCTAACCATCCATAGTCCTCTGTGGTATGATCTTCTTTATCCATCATTCGTGCCATGAAGCTGTCGAGCGCATCCTGCTGTCTATCCTCCGCAGTCTCTTCTCCGAGTTCCTTTCTGATTTCTCTCTGTGTGCTTTCCGATATGTGGTCCATTGCTACGTCCCACCGTTCAATCATCCTCCGCAGGTCCTTCTCTGCTTTCTTCCGTCTTTCGACTTCTTTCCAGATGTTCATGCTCTGCGGCATCTGCTCTTCTTCTCCCGGTTCGTATGTTTCGAGATGATATGTACCTGCTGCCGTGCTCCCCTTCAGAGCGGCGCGGCCGAGCAGAATGTCTTCTGCATATCTCCTGATCTGTGCTTCTGGTGTATCTGTCCCGGTCATGCTGTCCATCAGAATCTCAATGACTTTCTCATGGCTCTTTTCTCCGGTGTAAAACCATTCTCTCGCAAGCTGCGTGATGAACTCTCCGTGAATGTCGAATGAAATTCTTCTCACTATTGGTCCGTCGTTCACTTTTGTTCCTCCTTTTCTCTGACTTCGTTCAGGATTATCTTTCGGAAGATGCTTTCAAAGATCGGAACTGCGATGCTGTTCCCTGCCTGCTTATATAATGCCGTGTAGTATCTCCCTTTCTTCTGCTGTGCTTTCTTTGCTCTCTCGAAGTCCTCGTCCGTGTAGCCTTGCAATCGCCAGCACTCCAACTCCGTCAGGTATCTGTATCTTCCCTTTCCGCAGTCAATCACCTGCGCTGGTGTTCTGTCCTGCCGTGTTGTTATGGTATATGCATAATCTTTAATGACTGTTGCTCTCCGAATACTTTTCTCTCCGATACAGGAAAGAATAGACGGCTGTGTTACATCATATACATTTGAAACCTTTTCGTTATCTTCCAAAAAATCATTAATACTTCGCATTGGTGTCCGGATCAGGCTGTCAAAATCGAACTTTTCACCATTCAGGCCGCTGATTGTGAATACTCTCTCACGTGCCTGTGGCAGTCCAAATTCTCTCGCATCCAGAACATCATAGCTGTTCGTGTATCCTAATCGCTCCATCTCCTTCTGATATTTAACGAAATTTTCAATCATATGTTTCGATGTGACATTTTTGACATTTTCCCATATTACATATCTGGGTTTCCATTTTCCCATCTGTTCAATGATATGTATTGTTTCCCACATCAGGCTTGATCTTGTTCCGCTGCCCTGCTTTGCTCCTTTTCCACGGTTTATTCTTCCGTCTGACGCTCTTGCTTTTCCCTGGTGTCCAGCAATGCTCATGTCCTGGCATGGACTTCCGTGGATTAGGATATCTGGCTTCAAATTCCATCCAACAACACTCTGTGTTTTATATGCCAATTCCTCACGGAACATTGAATTGTATGAACGTACCGCCTTTTCATCTATCTCCACATAGTCAATTGCTTTCGTCGGAATACCGAGGTTGCGGAGTGCACATCGCGGACTCCCTATTCCTCCGAACAGTTCCAGAATTTGCACTGGCCGCTGTTCATTAAACATCTGTATCGCCTTCTTTCTGGCAAGCGTTCTCACCGTGTCTGCCTTTTCGCCTTAAAAAGTGCTAAAACCTGTTATCCATCCGTACAGTGTTCTGACAGACTGTACGCACCGCCATGTTTTCACGATGCTCTGATGATGTCTCTCGGCTTGCCATCATCAGTGAACACGTTGCCGTCGTGTCCAGACAGGGACCTCGCCCCTGTTTCGGCTATTTGAAACTATGTTCAGTTATCTCTTCCGGCGAATCTCGGAATGAAGAATCCGAAGTCCGTTGCCGGGAACCCTTTCTCTCTGTTGATGTTGTTCACGATTCCATAGAAATCATGGGCGAAATTGAAGTCATCCGCATTTAGCCACTCGTCCAGACGCATATTGAACTTCTTGTCTGCGCTTTCAATGTCCATCATTCTGTCCACATCTTCATCCGGTTTCATCAGACCCATCACCGTCGCTCTGACCATCACATCCGCATACTTGCTTTTACGTTTTCTTTCTTCTGTTTTCGCTGCTCTCTGTCTGAAATCTATCTTTTTCATCTTCCGGCCCTCCGTCTTTCTCTCTTGTCCAGCATCTCCATCACTTTTCTGTATCTGTTCCGGTTCTCTTTCTGCTTCTTGTACTCCTCTGCGAATCCATGTGCATCTTCTCCGGCGATAGTGGCTTCTGTCATCTGATCTGCTGCCCTTTCCATCTTTCCGATCGACTCTGCTTCCTTGTCATATGCCATGCAATATATCTCCTGTATCAATTCTTCAGGAACCTCGTTCGCCTTTGCCTCTGCTCTCGCATTGCAGAGTTCCGTGTTCAGTTCTAAAATGGTTGCCTCTCTCTTCTCGACGGTCTTCTTCAGTTCTTTGTTCTCTTTCTCTGCTTTGGTTGCTCTCTCCCACGCGATCTCTGCACTTTCTTTCATGCTGTACGCAGTATCTTCTCGAATGTTGTCCTTTGCCAGTTCCAGGACTCCATCCATTGCGAACCCTACATAACTGTTTTCTCCGAGTCCTTCCACGATCTTTCTGATCTTTTCGATTGCCT